GATTGATTCATAGAAGCCGGTCTTAGGGTTGCATTGGATACAGGCGTGGGCATTTATCTTAATATCCGACATTTTTATACATCCAATTCAATATATTTGCTGTGGTATGGCTTTCTTTCCACATTCTATCCATTTGAGATTTTAATGTATCACTATATTCGATGGGGGAGTCATTGAGTATTTTATAATAGAAATATATGGCAAGTTCTATACCATATATCTCGTTTAACTCTTCCTGACTCATTCAAGTACTCCGAATCTTCTTCTAGGAAACTCATAATCTCGACGGGTAGAATTCCAGCTATCGACATGCGTGAAGTACCCGACGATCCTTGTATAATGGTCGGTTATCTGTCCTCCACAAATTGAGCATGTTTTAGAGTTTCCGCAAACTGTTGTGTGACCGTTTTCACATGTGCCAAATCCGTAGTTTATTGCGAAGTGGCTGACACCATGTTTAACATTATACTCAATGAGGTGTTTCATGTCATCGGCTGTTTTGAGTTGGTCCTGGATGTTACAATGCAGTATACCTCCACCACTGAGAATGTCCTGGAATTGTCCTGTGAGCTGGATTCTTTCAGGTATAAGAGCATCCTCTATTAGTGGGATGTATTGGTTAGAGTACATCTTGAATCCAAACTCGTTAGGTCCATATAGTATTTCATCCTTTTGACAGAACTTTATGGCTACGCTCTCACCAGGGATTTCTTCTACGTTGAAAGAGCATTTGTTTTCTTTGCTATAGGATACTGCCAAGCGTTCTATCTCGTTTAATACTTCGGTGGTGAACTCTATTCCAGCCTCAGAGCGAATGTCAGTTCCCATGAATTTGTTCATCTCATATACACCTATTATTCCTATCGTGCTGAATAGGTGATTAAGACTGAACCATTTTAGAGGATTGAAAAACTTAAGGAATCCTTGATCAATCCTTCGTTGCAGTATCTCGTATCTATGTACTATCAACAAATCTCGCGCAATATCACATGCTATTTTTAAGTTATTCATGAAGTCTGTGATATCTTTGGATTTTCTCGCAATTCTTGGCAGGTTGATAGTAACTACGCGATGAGATCCAATGGATAGGCCGCCATTTCCAAAGGTATCTGCGCGGTATTGCATACGTTCCATGTCGTTTACTAGTCGACAACATGATGATATTTTGTTACCACTGTTCACGTAAATGTTAAAGCATCCTGTAGATATGTTGGCGTTTGATGCCCAATCTAGGAAATCCTGATCTATTATAGTTCCGTCAGAGTTTTTCGATATGTTGAGCGTTACGATTGGGAATCTATATGGTAGACCAGTATTAGGATCGCCCTTGCTAAACCAACACCCAAATAGTTTTTCTAGCATTATAACATATTCTATATTGATTTTTGAGCCGTCTGGATATGTATAATGCTCAAAGATCTTCTCTAGATTGGGGCAGTCGAACAGACTAATATTTACGAAGGGGCTTTGGTGGCCGACCCTGAACTTGTTATTGATTACATGGGTAAACTTTTGAAAGTCGTTTATGATGTCAGCGGCAGGTTTTTGTTCGCGTTTTGCATACCATGCGTAGTTTACTAGTAGGTCAGACGGGGCGATAGCTCCAGCAAACTCTTGAGATAAGTCCATTGTGGTTTCGGTGCATTGGGCTAGGAAACTATCTGCCCTCTTGGGTGGTAAGCTGTGGAGTTGACCATATGGGCGGCCTTCTGCCATTATCATTGATGTTGAAAATGAGTAGCAGTAGGGCATCTGGATACCTGGTCCGCTCGCATCGTGGAAATAGACATCGCCTTTCCATATGGCTTCGATGAGTTCATTTGCTCGCTCGATGCCAAATCTCTTTTGGGCGTAGTGCCACAGGAGATAGTATCCTTCAAGTTTCATGAGGCCTTTTGTGATCTCAGCGGTGTAGTTGTTTGGGCACATCGACTCGTCTGAATTAGCATTGGTATCTATGGTAACTTCGGTTAGATCTTCTGTGAAGTATCGTTTGGACATCACACCTATGTCAAGCTGAGATCGGTCGATGCCTTCACATTTCATTAGTTCTGGATATTTCTTACAGTAATTATTATATAATTTATCAAATTCTGGATCAAATGTTTCATGTAGTCTCATTGTTTTTGCCTCGTTTGTTTCCATTTATTAGGTTCAATCTCTTCCCAAATATTTTTTTGCATTTTACCATTAATGTATATTCTTTGATTATAAGACGCTGGAAATGTTCCAGTTTTACATTCTTCGATATATGGGCCATCTACGATCATATACATAATATCTTTTATTTCATTACTTAGTTCTCTGTAATATTTACCAGTAAACAATATGCATGGAATATTTACTCTACTTGCTATGTCCAATAGAGCTTCTTCTTGTTCGGTAGGTTCTCCGCCAAGGAACACTATTGAGTCATAGTAATCGTATGTGCTTACTATATGTACTATGGTGTCAGTGTTTGCGTTATACCCGCCGGATGGATCTTGAAGGTCTGGATTTTGGCAACCTTTACAATGGATATGACATCCTTGAAAAAAGACACCCAGTCCTAATCCCATGCCTCCATCGGTGGTATCTCTAATACCTGCGCATCTAAACTGCAATTTCTTCCAACTCCATATATACGTGTAGATTTTGGAAGTCCTCGATCTTAAACCGTACTAATACACAGTCATCGTTGTACATGTAACCTTTTTGCATCATTTGTATTAGATGCGCTCGTAGTCTAGCAATTGATGGCCAAACTTTACCATGTGTTACGTCTGTGAATCTAGGTTTGCTGCCTTTTCTGGCCCATAGCCCAGTCCTGGTATCCAGGATCATATAGGTTCGTTTTTCCATTACATCGATTGGTTCTCCTCCTGGTATCACATATCTCCGCTGTTTATATCGTTTTCCACCTATTTCTACGTATTGCTGTTTTCTTGCCATTTTCACCACCTATCTAAAGATAATCCAGTTACCCATTCATCTGCATGTTGTAGAGCTTCGGCTGGACTTGAATATCTAGCTTTTATTTTTTCAAATTTCTTTTTTCCTATATTGGGCAACAATATGATGAATCTTTCCCAACTATCTGCTTTGAGCGCAGGTGATCCACCTGGGTCATCATGTAATACCAACAACAGATGAAGTGTTTCGTGTAAGTCGTTGGTAATCATCAATCGGCATCCATCTTGTTGTCTATGTAACTGGTATCTTTTGTATACTGAATACGGTAGACCATATCGGCCTGCATATGTGTGTACTTTGGTGTCGGAGCTGCGCTTGTATGTACCCTCGATTAGTAGGATTGATTCATCTGCTACTGTGCGCATTCTCATAAGCTTGCTGGCCAATGTTCCATTACCCGATTTATGATATATGCTGTTGCATAGATCGGCCTGGGTTTTTCTTTCTGCCAGCGATGTAGATCCATCTTTACGTTCTATCAGATAGTCTCCAAGATTCAACTTCTGTATGGTGAATGTGTCTGCCCGTTTTAGGAGTTCCTTATCCGACGCGATTATATTCATGATATCGTCGGTGGGTTCCCGCGTATCGATATATATCATGACATCACCTAAAAAATGTGGTGATTACCACTGGTCTTTATCGAACTGGAGCTGTTCTAGCATCTCCCTGGGCGAAATCTTTAATGGATCTGTGTATTTGATTTCTTTTGGTAGTTTTGCATTGCATACCCATATATCTTTTGCAGACAATATATTGTGGCGCGGTCTAATTTTTTCATCTTCTTCTATGTAATCAAATTCAAGTGTAGCATTTGCTATATACTTAGCGTTACTTGGATAATACGCAGGAGATCTTTTTCCTGTACTTACATCCTTTTCATATTCATCTTTCATTTGGGTGCACAAAATAATATTAAAATATCGTTCCAACGTTCCCAATATTACCCTTGTCTGGGCGGCAAATTCTTTGTAATCGTTTTGATTGGGCATTTTGTGGTTGCTATTGATAGAACATTGCATTGCGCCCAGGCCACGCATTCCATCACTATCATCAATTACTATCCAAGGAACATGGTTATCAACATGTTTTACAGTATCGATGAATGTATCAATATTATCTAAGATAAATTGAAAATCATCCCATTTATTTACAAACTTATACTGGTTTTTAGTGAGGCCAACTCGTTTGCAGGGAGTTATAGCATGTCCTTTTGGGTCATCGAAGTACTTTGGTGTTGTCGTAAAATTGGATACCTGAATAGGCTTTCCAAAGTCAACGTGCAATCCTCCAAATTCTTTTACAAACATGGCTGCGGTGTGTGATTTTCCGCTGTTTGGTTCACCCGCAAATATTAACTTGATTCTCTCAACCCCCAAATCGAAATCGTCTTCCATATATACCACCATTTTTATATTTTTGTTCGAATATTAATACGCGATAAAAAAACTGGCGAAGGTAGATTTTTGCCTTCGCCACTTTATACTACTGAAACCTTGCCATTATCGATTGCAATCTTTCCGTTGGCTTTCAGACCACGGTATACCTCATTGTATGCCTCCCCAAACTTCTCAACACCCTTGGCAAGAGCTACCATCGGATTGATAGGGCCGTTGTTATTCTTGATCAACTCCTTCAGAAACTCAAGTACCGCCTCATCTGTTACAGGAGCAGTAGATGCTGAATTCTTACGGTTCAGTTCCATACCTTCCTTATAGGGTCTGATGCTCTCCTGGTCGTAGGTTGTCCACTTACCATCTCTGAGTTCGTTTTCAGTACGGATGATGTATTTGGAGCCTTCTGGAAACAGGTTTCCAAGCTTTACATTACCAGTCAGATCACTAATATCCTGGCCGGTCGCATTCTTGACAAATGCCTTGAACTTGTTATTAGGCCGGAATCCGTCATACATCTGGAATACGAAGTCAAACTGCCCGGTTGTCATACCAGACTCATCGAACTGAAATACAAATCTGATCTGGTCAACCGCCTTTGGTTTCATAACAGGCTTGCCGTCCTTATCAAGAACAAGCTTTCCCTGGCTCATCATAGGCTCGACAGGAGTGTTCTCGAATACTGCTCTCTCCTCAGCAGATAGGTCCGCAACGGTGCGCATCTTCTTAGCAGATGCATCCCATCGCAGCTCCTTTGGATACTGAATCACCGCCCGCGAAGGAATGATATCAATGATGGTAGCAACATAATCCGTTCCAGGCTCCAACCGCGAGCCACCCATATTTACCGTAGCGTTGAACATGTTTTATTCATCCTGGGGGATTTGCCCCCGCATCACCAACTACGACTCTTGAGCATATATAGCTTACGGGTGGAAGCTTTATATAGTTGTAAATACAACTATGTAATCGGTGAAAGTATGGGAAAAGTAAATTTGTGTCTTAGAGTGGATGAATCCGTAGCAAAGAAGCTAAGAGATGAATCAATGCGTAAGTATAATAACATGAGATCTATAAGCAGGCTGATAGAAGATATGGCAAATAACATTGAGGAGTTGTGAACTTGAAGGAATATAAGATAAATCCAGATTTGGAGAAGTGTTTACCCCCACTTTCTGATATTGAGTTTACCAAACTTAAGCTCAGTATAGAGACACAGGGATATGATGAAGCAAAGCCAATCGTATTGTGGAAGGAATTTCCTGATACGATTGTAGATGGGCACCACAGATATAAAATCTGTCGCGAATTGGGAATTGAGCCTGTGTATATAGTTAAGTCGTTTGATTCACTTGACAAGGCAATCCTATATACTCTACAGCGACAGATTGAACAACGCAATCTTACCGCCGCACAGAAAACTGAGATATTTGAGCAGATACTCCCTTTGGAAGAAAAGATTAAACTAGAAGAGGAAGCAAGAAAGCATCAAATATCAAACTTAAAAAAAGGAGATGAAACTCCCGTCGCTCTCCCAAGGATAGCAACGGAGAATTCTTCTAAACGAGTAGCAGTAAAGATTGCAGAGAAGGCCGGAGTTAGTCCTGCTACGGTATATAGAGTTCATGCAGTACATAGGGATGGCGCGCCTGAAGTAAAAGAAATGATGTCCAAAGGAGAGGTATCCGCTAAAACTGCTGATAAATTTGTTAAACTTGTTCCATCCAAGGAGAAACAGAAAGAAATTATTGATTTAAAAGGCATTGATGGTATAAGGCGAACTGTTGATGAAGAAGAAGAAAAAAAGAGATTGGAAAAGCTGGAAGAGTCCAGGCGGGAGGAAGATCGCGAAGTCGAAGAATATAGACAGGTGTTAAAAGAGCAATTTGGCGATGCCAAATATGCATGTGGGATACATCCATCTGTTATGATGTGGTGTGATGCATGTAAATCGGCATTTGATGTGTATAGACCAAAGAATGCAGTATGTTGTCCGGTATGTATGGATAAGAATATTAGATTGAGAGACGACAGTTGGTATCCAGGTAAAAAGGTGATTTAAATGGTACATAATGGTAGATTTGGTAGAACTGAAAAGAAGAAGTTGACATGGAGAGATAGAGGACTACATAGGTTTCAGTGGGGAATTTGCCGAAGAAATAAGATAAAAACTGGAACCTTTAGCTGTAATAGCATTGCCGGAGCACTTGAGATTCAGAAAGTAGAGATATTTAACAGCAAAATAGCAACTGATGGTTTCAACTTGGATGAAATATCCACTAAGGCTATAATGACTTTCATAGATCTACCTACAATAGAACGAGATCGTGTACTGGAGGTTATAAAAGAAATAGTTACTACCGACACAGATATATTTACTGGCCGGCCATTGGGAGTTAAAGGAGTAACCGAGAAAATGGCTAGGCAAATTATAGCATATGTAAAAAGTAGTAACCGAAATTCAAGATGGTAGAATTTCTTTAAATTTTTTATCTGATTTTTTTATAAAATCGCTATTGATTTCGGTTAGTTCGTCCAGCTCTTTTGCCTCCATCGCGATGTGATGGATTGCTTTCTGGTATTCATCCTCTGTTATTATGTCTTTTACTCGAAGTAATAAGAGGAGCGCTTCATGCTCCATATACAGTTTGCTAATTCTGAATGATAGATATGCTGTTTCAGAGGGCTGCTCACGTTTAGGCATAAAGTCTGGATCGCATTCAATCTCATTAAGTAAATCCATTTATCTCACCTTCAGAACTAGAAGTGAATTTACTGCTTTCTTAGGTATTATGTATTCGCGAGGGCTTACAAATTCGCGCACTACTCTATTTGGCCCACTCCAGTTATAGTCATGGATAGCGATATGTCCTCCGCGATGTACAAGCTTTCGCCATGCTAAGAAGTCATATTTTACATCTTCATATTCATGGCTACCGTCAATAAACAATAGATCTATTTTACTGTGGAATTTGTCGCGAGCTTCTTTCGATGTCATCTGCATCGGATTTACAACATCAAATAACCCATTAGCTTCAACATTATCTCTATATTCATTCCAGGTATCGATTGGAACACCATCCACACGATGTTCTTTTGATCCTGTGAATGGGTCGATGGATATTATTTTTGGGGCGTATGGACTATTTCGCGAACCCAGCCCAAGACAAGTTGTAGACCTGCCCTTATAAGCTCCGATCTCCACTATATATGTTTTACATTTCCCAGCGAGATCATATAGGGCGTTTGCTTCCGATTGTGATAGCCATCCATCTATGGCCTTGATCTTAGGCCAATCATCTTCGAAATCGTTTTTCATAGTAATTTCTCTCGACATCTTTATATAAAAGGTTGACGTATGTATGTTTGAGGTGAAATATGGAAACCTACACCACAAATCCACCGACGAAAAAAGAACTCGCTCAGAAGTGGCACCAAACCTACGATGAACTATGTGCCATTGAAGATGCAATCTCAATGCTTGAGCAGCAGAAAGAACGTATTGGAACAACTGACGATCAGTTAAAATCGGCTAATGCAGAGCAACTTCGGTTGTTCAGAAAATTGAATAGAATACAAACAGATATCAAGATATATTGCGGAGGTAGTTAAATGAGAATGATTGTTGGAGTTATGATCGCTACTATGGCGATCATTGGTATGGCTGCTGGATTTAATGGATGGGATAACACGCTCACATATGAGCAGAATGTGAACGCAATTTTCGGAGCGAAGGAGATGAATATGGCCTTTGACCCGATCAATGATACTGCCAATTGGACCAATGGTAGCAAGCCTATTAGGGCCATTGATGGAACGCCCCTGGGCGGAGTACCTGAGCAGGATCAGATTGATGCCAAGAACGATGTTTTCTTGGACAGGGACGATCCTTATGTACAGCCTGTAATGGATAATAAGCCAGTTAGATCTGTAGATGGATCTTTCGGTGGAGCAACTGAACAGGAGATGATTGATAATAAGACTACGAAGTTCCTGGAGTAAGTAAATCTTACTCCTTCGTCACCCTTTTCTAATTAGAAATAGTTAAATTTAAATAATTTATTTATATATATTAATTTCCTCATTCATTGCCCAATAATTAATTAATAGATTAAACCAATACCATCTATTGTAATTCGTTTTTATGTGGCAAGATGTACATAACGGTACAAATGCCCACTCTTTACCATTGCATATAGAATTCTTATTATAGTCTATATGATGAATAGAAAGTTTTCTTTTTGAAGTTTCAATATTCCCACATATAAAACATTCTCTATTAAATTTATCACGAACATATTCTTTAAAAATATTATTAAATTTTTCACAATATTTTTTAGATATACCGCCCCGCCAATTCCAATGTTTCTCTCCTCGTTCAGCATCGCCTATATGTTCTCTATGTTCCACTGTAAATGGTTTTCTCTTTTTACCAAGTTTTGCTTTTGCTCTATTTTTTACTGATTCTTCTGACGTTATACCTATTTTATATTTAGTAGAAAATTCATAATGGCATTTTTGTGAACAAAAATGTCTTATATTATTTTTTTTATATGGAGTAATTTTTATTTCTACTCCACAATTATTGCATTTTACATATACAGGAGGTTTTGTCAATTGACAAGACATTCTGCATGATTTAGAACAAAACCGTTGTCCACGATTAGCAATCCATTGTTCTATTTCATATTCTTGTTTACACCATTCACACGTACATTTAACCATAATCATATTATTACCAATCTATTATAAGTTAACATAATATTTAAAGGTTGCCCTTAACATATATAATAATATAAAAATAGTTAAATTAAATTTTCTGGATGAATTTAAGTGCATAATATATGGGTGTTATAGTAAAATTGTCTCCTTCTAAAGTGGCCGAATGTGTATGAGCATCTGCGGTTGCTTTTCCAATATTACTATCACCTGTATTTTCTGTGCCATATGTAGACTGTGCACTTCTATCACCTGATCCTTCTGCACCAAAACCACCTGCACCCGATCCACTAAGAGCAGCTTTATCAAGTAACGCATGTTGATGTCCGGCTATTTCCGCTGCAGTAAGAGAATGACCTGCTATAGTTACACTGCCTACGACTTTATGAATGCCCGTCCCAGCATCTCCAACACTATAATCCGATCCAGTTCCAGCGCCAACCACGAACTTATCTCTTAAATCTACTGTGCCACTTGAACCATCACACAAGGCCCATCCTGAAGGAATTGCTTCTTCAGCCCACATAATTATTAATCCAGTTGGTACACCTTTTCCAGCAAAATCAGCAACTTCCATGTTGCCATCTTTATGGTAAATTAGATCTGCATCTGCACCTGATCCAGCTCCATCATTTTCTGCGCACCAAAATGTGGAAATCATTTCAGATTTAGTATAATATGTAGCTGTATGATTATGAGAATTTAAATAAGATGTTATTTCAGTATATTGGGTTTCAAAATTGTTCAATTTTGTAGTGGTGAGCTTATCACTTGCCCCCCATGTAGAATGGTTTTTTGTATATGTCATATTAAATCCTCATGAAATTTTCATTATATAATAAAGTGAATAATAATATGGTTCATATGTTATATCATTAAAAGTTATAGAATTACCTGTGTGAGTATGACCCATTCCACTACCCGCATTACTTGTAGTTCGAGAAGCAAACGTTATTGTATTAACGGGACTGGTGACTAATGACCCATCATAATAACAAATACCATATGTATTTGTATAATCCGTCCAAGGGTGGGTATGTATAGGCATTTCATCAGCGGTTATAGTATGTGATAATACTGTAAAACTAGCTGTAACAGATGTTGAAGTATTACCGCCAGTATTTCCAACTGAATATGTACTACCTGCGCCAACTATAAATCTTTCTCTGAGGTCTGGAAGTACTTTACCATTTACAGTTTGACCATTGCAAATATACCACCCAGCAGGAATTGTGTCACTATCTCCGCTCCATATTATAATTGCATATTGAGGCAATCCCGTAGTAATTATATCTGAAAAATGTGAACCATCAAGTGTATCAGCATCAAACCCATTGTAATATGTGGTTGAGAAGAATTTTAAATCGCTCTCAGTTTTAGTATAATGTTCATCGTCGTGAGTATGTTCATCTGCATCATCTTTTGCTTCATCCCATTGACTCTCCAAATGATTGAATGCCCCAGCAGAAATATAATGAGTAGTTTCCCAAGGATCATGAAATTTAGTATATCCCATTTAAATCATTCCTTCATTATAAAACAAAGTGCATAAAAAGGTGGCCTAACATCAGTATCCCCACCAGTAAAATATGACCCAGTGTGTCCATGAGGGGAAGATGTTGTAGCATTTGTGGCGGAATCATTATCTACTGGTGATCCACAATATGGCACTCCCGGTGAAGCTGACATAGTTGTGGCATAATCATCATAATAACCATGATTATGAGATGGAAGTTCATCTCCGGTTATAGCATGTGTTCCAACTGATATAGATGCTGCTGATAATGTTTGATGACTAGCTCCACCAGTAGATTTATATGCATGATTAGTTCCAACGGCAATTACAAATCGGTTTCGTAGATCTGGAGTATCATTAGATCCATTACAAAGAACCCATCCAGCCGGTATAGATGCTTCTGATCCACTCCAAATACAAATTGATCCAGATGGTACACCCATATCAATAATTTGTTGAGCAGTATATCCATCAAGTTTTTCACATATTACACCAGATCCAGATCCATCATTTGCAGCAGTTATATATTTTGAATCACATTCTGCTTTAGTATAATATCGTTCAGAATGTGTAATTGAATCTATATATGAACATGCTTCAGTATAAATGCATTCTAAATTAGTAAGTGCTGTTGTTTTTGCACTTTGAGTCATCAAGTGCTCCTGCCATGAAGTCTTAGTGTACATATTATCACGACCATTTATTACTTGTAAATTGTAATTGTAGACTTTCTAATGAATTTTTAGTATATACAAATGAATGAGTTTCAACTTCAATACCAGTTCCAGAATCAATTGTTGCAGTATCTCCGCCAACTAATACAGCCTGATCAACGGATTCATTTGCTGATCCAGATGGTATTATGAATGTGGTTACAATTGAATCGCTAGTCGAAGTTTGACTGGTTCTATACATTCTATAAATTTCGTTACCATTTCTTTTCAATACTAAATATTTAATTCTATCACCATCTTCAAAACATGGCAACCAAGCTTCGGTTGCATCTTCAGTTCCATCTGCATACACAGCTTGCCAAATATTAGGAGTCTCAATTTCAGTCCAGTTTTTTGTGAATGCTATCAGTACCAATAATACGTCTGAAGTATTCACATCGTCTGGACTAGATGATTTCTTTTGAGTGTTAGCTAATTTCAGAAATATATCTTCCCAATCGTCTTCAACCGGGCCGGTATAAGCTGTTACATCATAATAATCTTGCCCATTGGTATATCTAAACGTAAGGTTGCCTATTAAACAATCATCATCCACATCATGTTTAGATAATGTTATATGCTGGAGTACGCCTGCCGCTAAACCGTCTTTAGTAGTTGTATATTCGATTTTTTTACCTTCCATCGCATATACACCAAGGATCGCATTGGCTTCTTCTAAAGCCGCCGTACGACTGGATAAAGATGTATCTGATCGAACATTCTCTACTATACCAGAAGAGTCTGACCCTTCAACAGTTTGTCTATCTGCTATCTCGGAATAATCACTTGTTACAACTACAATTTGGTACAAACCAGTATATACAACTTTTAAAACATCAGTTGCCGCAAGAGCTGTTGCACTAGAATCTTGAGAAATAATCTGATCATTTTTGGCCCAATACCAATCTTTTCCAGTGTCAATACCTTTCTTACCAACTGTTTTTAAAGTATAATCTCCACCATTTATAGATACATATATTTTAGGTTCTTCACCAATCTTATATGCAACTGGAAAAGATTTAGTTTGCCCATCGCCTTTAGCATATTCTGTTTGTTCATCAGTTTTTTCCCAAGTACCAATAATATATTGTTTATTTCTATATTCAGGGTTAGCATGTGTTACATTTACACCGGCAAGAGCATCTTTAACTAGAAAATCATCTGTTTCTATGAGATCCCAATCAGCATCATAACTATTTCTATCTACAAAATATAATCTTTTAAATTCATCGATGAACCAGATGAATCCTGCACGCTCTGCCATATCATCCAGTACTTGAGACGCTTGTACATAATTGGCAATATATTGAGTTACAGTTCCTCCAGCCTGAATCTCTCCAAGAGTTACACCTTCAGCTTCAAGATATTGATCTAATACATAGTTAACAATTGTTTCGATGGTAGTATCTTGCCAAGCTTTAGCAACTGTTCGTTTATCTGCTAGATAGTGATAATCTGAACATGATACAGTATGTTTTATTATATCTCGGCCACTTACCAATTTCTCAGAGCTGCTATCAATATACCCACCAAATACTTTGTATCCAGTTGGGGAATATATTTCTACTTCTTGTCCCTTTTTGAAATGTTTGGTTGCGCCAATATCAAGGATTGTAAATGATGCAGTACTTCGTTTGTTAACCGATATATTAACTTCAGGAGTAGGCGATTCCATTAATACATTGTTGGCTTCTACAAACAATTCATACCATGTATATGGAAGAACATCTTGCCATGTACCTAAATTTAATACATCTTGCCATGTATAAGTATCGAATTGGTTAACTCCATTGATAGTAACAAGCATAATAACAACCTATCCTGGAGTTTGAAATTTAATAGCACGTACAGCAGACTTAGTTGTAGCTGCATCTACAGCATCTAAAGCTGCCTTTCGAGCAGCTACCCAATTAGTTACATCAGTAACCAAATTCTGGTATTTTGTTCCATTTGACAATACTTGTGATATAGCAAGTGCGATATCCATTGAATCATATCGTTTGTTAAATGTGTATCTTGCGCGCTCCCGTATTAACTCTTTTTGAATTGTTTTTACCTCAGCTAGAGTATAAATTTCATCATCTGTGCGTAATACCATTGCAGTGCCATTCCATTTCCATAGTGGTTTGCCATTTATATCAAATAATTCAATATTGAAGCCTCGCCCCATTCCAGATATTTGGATGTCTCCAACTTGAGGAGATTCGAAATCATCTGAAAATCCATGTATAACATTGTTAGATGCATCCAATCGAATAAACAATCTGTCAACCATAGCTATAACCTCGCGTCTGCTGTCCAATGACATTGATAAAATGATCCTACTGTAAACGGATTTGAAGAATCGGTTAATTTACGCAATGAATTACGTTCTGTATCTACAGATACAACAGATGTTCCAATTTCAGTTGATCCGGTATCATTTACTTTGTTTATTGTACCTTGATAATTATATATTGTTATAGCAGTTGCTTTTGGTTTAGCTACTTCAAATCCTCGACCCAAATATTGTACTGAATTAGTTGTAATTCCTACACATAATTCCATACCTATACCAGTATTTGCGGTTCCTGGTGCAGTACCATATTGATAAGATTTTTCATAAAATCGTTTACACGCTCTCAAATCATCAATAAATTTTATATGTCTATATGGCGTACAAACAATTCCATTATTCAATTGAACATCAGTTATATACAATAAATCATCAACTGCTGCATCAGTATCATCTACCCAAATAACAATTGCTAGATTGGTCATCGATGCTGTATCTATATATATATTTTCAATTTTATATGTAGTCCAAGTTGAAGTAGATAATGCTAAATTAGATGGAGTATTTTCCAGTGTCCAATTTGTAGCTGGAGTAATATTGGCACCTTCTGTTCCCCAAGTACCAACTATATCACTAGTAACAGCATCAGCCGTACTATTCCAAGATAATACACCAGCTCGCAAATTCTCAATAACATGCGAATTAGCAGTTTTTGCTTTAAATTGTAGACTTACTCTCTGTCCTGCAAATTTTATAGCATCTTTATTTTCAATTATTTGACATATACCAAATTTTTTATTTGCAGTTTCCACTTCAAATTTAATAGCAGCAGGAGATCCAGTTGGAACAACAGACGTTTCCTGAGAGACATCTACAACATCATCACCATCTGAAAGTAATATCCATTGGTCCAACAGATAAGTATCGTCACTGTTATCTGGTGTAGTTCCAGACGTATAAGTGGTTACTGCTTGTTGATTTATTTGAAAAGATCCATTCAATAGTGCTTGTGCATAGATACCATCAACTGGAGTGTTATATGCAGATAGTCCAATCCCATAACAATTGTTAATGTTTAATGTACCAGATGTAATAAATGTTCCAGCTACATCACATACGCATCCAATCAAATTTACAGTTGCACCTGTATAAACTTCGGAAATATTAACAGTTGGAATAATCTTAGAATTTAATACATGTGTAATTGCAGTAGTAGCTTCAGTAACATCTTTACTATAAATACAATCATGTGCGGCCCTAATAATACTATTTTTAACAGTTGCTACAGCAGCTCCTAAAATATGAATCCCATAATATCCATCAAATTCACAATTATCAAAATATACATCTGTTGGTCCATCAGTATTACCATATGAGTTTGAATCTATATAAGTTGCCCCACCATAAGAGCTTGCTGTGGTTCTATCAGATCTGAATACAGAATCAGTTATTCTCAATCCAGTACAACTATGAATAAGACATCCATATTCGGCAGCGCAATCTTCAGTATCCATTATTATATTGGATGCTACACAATCGTTAATACACCAAAATTTAATAGATGATCCAATTAAATTTATATTGTTTATTAATATATGATCTTTGGTTCTGGTTTGATAATCGATGTTACCATTAACATATAGACCGACCTGATACCCACTTTTACCATTAGTATTATCTCCAATACATATACAATCAGACACAATTATTTGCTGGGCGGAATCTAAAAATATGCCTTCTGCATATGGATTTTCTACATAAATGTTATGAAGAAAACTATTAGATTCTATACCAGATCCATTATTTCCAAGATAAATACCAGTGTTATGTGAGTTCTTTAATTTAAGATTATAATATCTACCGCCTGATCGTGTAGACCCCGTTAAAATCAATCCAGCCCCATCATAATACCAAGCAGTCTGATTTGCTTTATTGCCATCCAAAGTCATATTGGCCAATGTAAAAGCTGTAAATCCAGGGTCAGTTATACTTGTAGCCCTAGATAGTATCATAACTACGGGATGATCGGTATCATGTTGAGAATTAGCAAGTTTTAAAATCGTGGAATCAATACCTGCTCCAAAAATATGAATGTTTTTACCATCTAAAATTGGCAAACATACCCAATACGGATTAGACGTTCCACCATTTAGATAAAATACTGTATCTGCATCTAACGTATATGTTCCAGAATCAATAAACAATGTACCATTCTGAGGACAGGCTGCAATTGCAGCATTTATAACATCAGTATCATCAGTTCCAACTGTTCCACTATCTACTAACGTGGTATCTGCTTCAACTGCATAAACAGTAGTACCAGACTGATACACTATCACATCGTAAACAGTGGGTGCAATCGCTGGATAAACTTGTCTCCAAACTGCCGCGCCCGTTGCTACACTTTCAGCCACAAACAGTTTATGATCCGTAGTATTCCACCAATTACTACCGACAGCATACCCATCTTCTACATCATCACCAGTTCCAGGATCAGTTGCCCCATTGAAATTGTTTTTACAAATGATACCATCGATTACATCCATATTATCATTTATATCAATGATACTTGCGGCATCACTAAGTTCCGGTTTCTTTATTGACGGATTCCTTGTACAATATTGCATTACATCACCTTAAAAAATTAATGCAACTTGAGTCCTTTTAGATTCAAGTTGCGCTTTTGTCGTCTACTAACAACTTTTTCGACCTGTTCTCCATCAATATTAACTATAATAACAGTATCACCCGATCCATTACCACCATTAATATCGTTGAATCCAAGTGCAGCCAGCCTCATGAATAGTTCTGTTAGGTTGTTAGGCAGCAACAATTCTCTACCCTTTTCACCAGCTATCAATCGAGTAGGTTCCTCAATTAAAGAACCCTTAGCACCCCAAGATACTGAACCAAACCGAGGCATATTAGAGTTCATTTGTGCAATTATACTAGCAGCGGTTCCACCCCAAGGTACAGCATTAGCCGGATTTGTTGCTCCGGTGCCAACCCAACCACCACCTCCACCAACAGAGGTTCCACCAAATGCACCGCTACTATTTCCCATACTAGCTGATAATGACGCAAGCATACTACCAAATGATGCGTTAAGATTTGCTCCAGCCGAATCAATACTACTTACAAGTCCAGCTAACTGACTATTTACTCCGGTCATACCAGAAATTTGGGCTTCATATAATTTTATGGTTTCCATATTTTGTTGATATTTCTTATCATTAACAGTTGCTTCAGAACCCATATAATCATATGCTTGCTTAATATTTTCATCAGTCATTTTGTCAAATCTAAAATATGTGGCATCTGTAGAAGTTGTAAAATAATCTACATTATTTCGCCACATTTCTCCATTTTGGATAGCAGCATTTTCTTCTTTAGCCATCATATATTCATTAGTAGTAACCCATCTTTGAGTAGTTCCTTCAATTGCTTGTGCTTGGTAATTAGTAGAACCTTTCTGATATTCAGATGATGTTTTCGCGGAATCTACACTTATTTTTCCAGCATCTTTTGCAGCACCTGTTAAAATGTTTCCTTGCTGCTGATAATCTAATACACCACCACCACTATTATACTCCATTGGATTGATATATGAAGTTACTCCGTATGGGTTTGTATATTTTAGACCTGGGATGTTTACTGTAGTTCCTATACAAGTCATATCTTGGAACGTACCTTCAACTTTATTAGACAGTAGTCTGGTTTCTTCATTGTTCATTGGATTAAATGCTGTTTTTTCGCCGGTTGGAGAAGTATAGATTCCGGTATTGATCATAACTCTGTCGCCGGTACAGGTAATATCTTCCACGTTTCGTAGTAAACCAGCTTCAGAAGTTGTAGTAGTTCCACCATTTCCAAATAAACCTTTGAGTGAACCGCCCAATACACTCGCTACAGTGCCTCCTAATTTATCTAATATTGCATCTGTATAACCAGATAGTCCTCCAGACTCACCGGATGATCCTCCATATCCACCAATTTGAACACTAGCTAATTTGGAAAGTAATATATCTCCACCAGTTGATAAATCGTTTTTAACATTTTGCCCACCAGATGTAGCATCGCCCTTAAATGTAGACCCTGCACCGGTGGTATCGTTTACCCATTTATTTCCAGAATTCTCAAATTGTTGTTGTGCAACCTTACCAATTACTGCAATTTTCTGGCCGGAATCAGTTAATCCTATTCTAACAGGACCATAGCTTTCTTCTACAGCTCTCTTAGTAATTGATCCAGTTTCAACAGCGGTACTTCGAGTAGTAGAATTAATAAAATCTGTAACAGATATTGTATTTTTAGACGAATAATCAGTTGCATCTTTCCATGAAGCAGTACTCTGAAATATACCATCTTTTAAAATGTTTATAGATTCATTTGCACCAGAAGTTGTTATCCGTTTAGCTTCTTCTGCTGAATTAGTATTGATCTTAGCTGCTTTTTCTAATTCTTTGGCCGGTTGTATAGCAAGTTTCCCATTAAGATATTCTTCATACTTCATATTAGCCCATACATCGGGTTTTGGAGAATCTATTAATAAACCAAGCTGGCGTTCGGTTAAATCCATTTTCCATAATAATGCATTATATCCTTGATCTGTAATAGATGAATATGTACCTTCCTTACTACCAGGTAACATCTCTTCTTTAACATAACCCTGTCCTCCAGTGAGATATCCTTTAGTTAATGCATTTTTGATTTGTGATAACCCCTCACCAATTCCGCCAATTCCGCCCCAATTTGATGATCCAGTTCCAGCAACAGTTCCTTCATTTGTAAAACCTTTAGAATCAATTGTAGTGGTGGTTGCTGTAGGAACTGGTTTACTCGTAGATTCAATTCCTTTACTAGAAGATTTTTTATTAGAACTAGATTTTTTATTAGAACTAGCAGAATTTGTATTGGCCATATATACTTCTTTATTTTCCACTAACGCGGTGTTTAAACCAGTTATACTTTGTGTAATTTTTAAAATATTTTCATCCATCGATGCTACATTAGTTTTTGCATTTATTGTATCTACATTAGATTGTTCTGTAAAACCATATGAATTAGTACTGGCCATGTATTTAATTTTATCATCTGAAAGTAATGTAAATGTGTCAGATACACTATTATATAAATCAGTAGCGGCATTTATTACAGAATTGTCTTTTAATGAAAATGCATCTTTAATTTTAGTTGCGGCATTATCCGCTAATATTATAACCGTATTCATTGTACGAACTACTAAATCTGAAATCTCAGCCATAGCATTTATAAATGTCCTAACAAGTGCATTTTGTATACTTGGTAAGGATGAATATAATCCATCAATAATTCCACCGACTACAGCAGATCCTATATCCCATCCAAGCATAGCCCATGTTGAAATAACACCAAACCCAGTTTTAATAATACCCCCATAATCAATACTAATAAGTTCTTTTATACCAGTTCCAATTTTGGTTCCTATATCATTTCCCAAATTATACGCATAATTTCCATTTACCCAATTTCTCAAATTGTTATAAATCCATCCACCGATATCGAGGGCTACGTCCATGATAGCGTTTGCACCATCACCAATCATGGTAACTATTTCAGATCCAAGCTTACCCCAATCTATCCCTTGTAACCACGTTATAGTCGCCATAAATGCATCTTTGAGGTGAGTAGCGGCTGCACTCCAATCACCTGTAGATAGGTCAGTATAGAGCTGTTTAACAACTACAGAAACACCGTTTATAGCTTCGGTAGCAAGCTGGTTAAAGTATGTAAACTTTTCAGGGTTAAGCGCATATCCGATTGCTCCTAAACCAACAGCTACTGCCACCGCAGCTATCCCAATAGTTCCTAATGCTCCAACTAACGTTGTTATTGGTCCCAATAATGGAGAAAGTGTAATACCGGACATCTTCAATAATGCGCCAACTGCCACCCCCGCAGCGGTTTTAATAGTGTTCAAATTTGAAATTACTAAAGCTGCACCCACAAGAGATACGGCAATTTTGAAAGCGTCTTTTGGTATTTTACTTTTTATACCATCGATTACTTTTCCAATTGCTTCCCAAGTGTTTACCGTACCATTAATATTTCTACTGCCATCAACGATCTTAGTAAGCCATTGAGCAGCACCTTTTAATCCCTCAGAAAAGTGTTTTACACCACTCTTTACTGGGTCGATAACTATTTCACCAAGTAATTCCTTGATAGTATACGCACGTTGTCCCATCAACCCCCACTGTTTATTCAACTCTAATAAAGAGTTTTCATATTGAGATTGTACTTGGCCACCGGATTCCCATGCACTTGATGCCAATTTGTTCATTTCTTCATATACACTTAGCGCATCTCCTCCGGCCAACTTAGAAGTCTCTCTTCCAGCGTAAGAACCAAATAATCCAGCACCTAGAGCGTTCTTTGATAATCTGTCTACATCTAATTTCTCAATAGCATCTATAAGTTGAATTTGAGTGCCATATGCATCCGTTTCTATCATCGATCTGAATCTATCCTCAGATACTCCCAATAGATAACCTGCTATTTGTGCTCTACTGTATTCTATTTTTTCAGTTTTATATTTTCCTGTTGCACCTTTAACAGTTTGTTCAGTTGCTACGCCAATTCTATTTAACGCTGTTTCAATTCTGGCAGTAGATTCACCAGCTAAACCTGCCGTTGAAAATGAAGATGTCATCATTGTGCGCATGATATCCGGGCGCACACCATACTGATTTAACAACGTATACATAGCCAACTGTCTATCAGTATTGTTAAGATTCCCGCTTATAGTAGCAGAACCAGCCGCATCGGTGGACGCTTTAATCAGATCGGCTGGAGAAATCGTATACTTGTTAGATAGTGCCAAAACAGTATCAAGATATTTTTTAGAATATTCTACAACACCCTTTTGATAATCTCCGCCACCGAGAGCCTCAACCTCACCTCTATTAATTTGT